CTTCCAAGTCCAGCTTGCGCTCTTCCAGCGCCATTTCGAGGCGCTCCCGATCTGTTGTAATGAGCGAGTCCGCAACCTTGCCAACACCCTCAATTATTGACCCTATCCCGATGAGGTCCATTACTTGAGTCCTTCAAGTGCTCGCCTGCACCAACCTAATAAGAACTTGGACTGCGAACGATCCTTCATACAGATGTTCACATACCTTTGAATCTTAGCTAACGTATAAGCTGTCAAAAACTTCTGTGCCGTACAGATGTTCAACCGTTCAAGGGTTTTTGGTCCGATTGCTCCGTCTGGCGTTGTTCCGACGATAAGCTGGGCGAGCTTGGAGGCAACTCCGACTCCGGTGTTGACGGCAAAGTTGAAGATCGTCTCGGCAATAGCTTGGTTCGTAATGTCGTCACCTCTGACACGATCCCAGAAATTAGACTTGTAAAATTCACGAACCAAAGGAGTAGCCGATCCGAAATCCTTGCGATCAATGAACTGCCATCCTGCCCAGCCGGGGTTGGGTTTTCTTGCGATCCCTGCATAAGTCTGTCCTCCCCGGTCGCCCGGAATGTCGGTTAACTGATACCCGCCCTCGTCATGAATCATCTTCTCAAACGCTGGATTGAAGTCGGCCATTATTTCTTCATCCGTTCTTCAAGAATTACAATCCGTTCACGATTGATGTGAATCAGTTCCCGGTTCTCATTGATCTGCTTTTCCAGATCCTGCCTGAGTTTTTCACGCGCCAGTTCAGCGCCGGAGTTGGTGGCTTGTTTGTTGTCACTGGTCACCACAAGACTGATCTTAGCGTTGAGCACCGTCACGTCATGGCTGAGTTTATCCAGCGACGACATCAGGTAAACCACGCAAGTGAAGAGGATTGGCAAAACAGCAAACGCCGTTTTTTCGATCAACTGACTTTTGGCTTCCAGTTTCTCAGTCATAGCCCGAACACCTTCTTGAAGAATTCAGCCGCTACGCCCGGTCCAAACAGCACCGCCGCAATCACCACATACAGGATGTGTTCGATCCGCGCCATGCGTTTGGACCCGTCATCAAACCGCCCTTGGATGTTTTCGTATCGTTGGGCGCAGATGGCTTCATGAACACTCAGACGTTTGTCCGTCTCAGAAGCCAACTCGTGAACGTCAGCCATTCTCAGGCTCAACGGGTGCCGGCGGTTTTGACTGAGCCTCCACTTCTTTTTGGATGCCCTTAATCAGCGGGTCCGCTTCCACCCATGGACGATTGCCCAAGTACTGGAGGATGGCGTTCAGGAGGGTGATGGATACGGTTGCGTTTTCCATGTGTAATCCTTTAGGCGGCAGCGTTGCGCAGTGGGGTGAGGTCTTCCGTCGTCCAGAAGTCCTTGGCAATCATGATGTTCAGGTGCTCCTTATTGCGTTTGACGCAATCGACCCATTCGGCATCCGACATGAATGCAGGCTTGCCACCGTTGATCAGGTTCACTGAATCCATAGCGGCTTTGTAGTGTTGAGCGATTCGCTCTGAGGTATTTTCGATCATGGTTGTACTCCATTGAGTTGAGATTTGAGGCTGTTAACCTCGGCTGAAAGTTCCTTGACAGCGTTGATCAGATACCAAGTTAGGTTATCTGAGTCCACCGACAGGACACCGGTGCTTTCCTGCTTAACGCAGTCTGGCAATACTTGCTGAAGTTCTTGGGCAATCACACCCAACTGAACTCCGGGTTTTTGGATGGCATCTGTAGGTTTCAGTTCAGCATCCACTTCTTCTGGAAGCCGGTACTCAAAGTTACGGATGCGGATACCTTCGATCTTAGCCAGACCATTGGTGTTGTCTACAATGTTTTTCTTCAACCGCTGGTCGGAAGTCTGGGACCAAGTGCTTGAGTTATTTCCTTGATAAACACCGCCGCCAAGCGGATTAATAAACCCTGTTGAACTTCCCTTACCAGTGCAGCCAGCTCCAATGACAATAGAGCTTGAGTCGCTCCCAGCAGCCGTCGCATTATAAAATCCAACTAGTACATTATTACCGCCAGTGATTAACGAAAGATAACCCGATTTTGCACCAATACAGACGTTCTGAGATCCGGTGGTTAAAGTGGACGCAGCAGCTTGGCCCATAAAACAATTGTCTGCCCCAGTAGTGATGTTAAACCCAGCAGACTCCCCCACTGCTGTGTTTCGAGTACCAGCACCAGAAGCGTACAATGTGTAAGCACCAATGCCAGTATTTGAAGCGCCAGTGTTTTGAACACCAGCCCATGCACCCATATAGGTGTTATAACTATTAGTGCTAACGCTTCTTCCAGAATTTGAGCCAAAAGCGCTATTTTCTATCCCCGTGGTATTACTACCTAAGGCAAAGTTACCAAATGCTGAATTAGCAATACCGGTGGTATTATTAAGCAGTGCAGGATTTGAACCGCCACCTTGTTGATACCCACCAAACGCGCAATTTTGAAAGCCTGTGGTATTTGACGTTAAAGCGAACATCCCAAATGCATCCACTCCACCTGTTGTGGTGTTTAGTCCGGCAGATGCGCCAACAGCGGTGCTCCCGTAATTACCTGCATTTAAATTGTATAGTGCATTGTATCCCACCGCAGTTATACGGTCGCCTGTGGTATTTGTTCTGAGAGCACCATGCCCCACTGCTGTGTTATTTGCGCCAGTCGTAGTGTTATACCCTGCTTGATAACCAACGGCAGTGTTGTTAGCGCCAGTCGTGTTAGCGGTAAGCGCCGCATAGCCAAACCCAGAATTATTGTCGCCTGTTGTAGTTTGCGCTAACGTCGCAGCGCCAAACGCGCTATTAACACCAGCAGTCGCCACTGCCAAGGCGTTGTAACCAACAGCAGTTGACCAATTTGCACCGGCCACTGCCCTGCCAGCGTTGTGACCAACAAATGTGTGGCCAGCGCCAGTTACATTCAAACCTGCTTCATATCCAATACAAGTGTTGTAATAAATATTGTTGGTAGTTTGAGAATAACCTGCTCTATAGCCAAATGCGGTGATATTTCCAGTCGTATTACTATACCCAGCCTGATAACCAACAGCAGTGCTGTTAGAGGCTGTCGAATTAGTCAACAACGCCTCTTGCCCAATCGCTGTGTTACTGCTGCCTGTTGTGTTGTTTCTTAACGTTTTCCATCCAACAGCAACGTTGTTAGCACCAGTGGTATTGATTTGTAAGGTGGTTAGCCCAACACCAGTATTAAAACTACCTGTTGTAGTCAATTGACCTGCTTGGCTACCAACATAAAAATTATCCGTTCCGGACGTTACTGTTCTGCCAGCCCAAAACCCGAGGAACATGGACGCCCCGAAGGTGTCTGTACCAGTAAAATTCTGCCCTGCTTGATACCCAAGAGCAGTTAAACCAACCGATGTTCCAACGTGCGCGTTAAGAGCCTGATACCCGATTGCGGTATTCTGAATGGCTGTGTTATTGGCCGCCGCCCCCGATCCAAGAGCAGTAAGAAATGGACTTGCAGCATTTGTTACACCATACACAGTGCCTAACGATGTTGGAGTTGCAGGAGTGCCACCCTTCTGGGCTAACAACTGAACAACACCCGCACTGTCCTTGTAGTACAACTTACCGTCAGCGGTGTTGATGTTGATTGCCAACTCACCGTTTACTAGGTTAGCAGCCAAAGGTACAGCAGACGCCGTTGTGCTGTAGTACAGCGAAATCGGGGTGTAGTTAGTAGCAGCCATCAGAAAGTGCCTCCAGAAACGCCTGACCAAGTTGGGGCGCTTGAACCGTTAGATAATAAAACCTGACCCGCCGTCCCCGCCGCAGTGAATGCATACGCGGTTCCCGTTCCATACGCAGACCCACCGGCAGTCGGAGTCGCCGTCGCATTGGTCCCGCCGTTTGCTATCGCCAACGTCCCGGCAAGTGTAACCGCCCCAGAAGTGGCTGTATTCGGCGTCAGGCCGGTCGATCCAGCGCTGAAGGTAGTTACCCCAGTGGCCGGTGCCGCTGACCACGTTGGAACCCCTGAAGCCAGCGTCAGAATGTATCCGTTTGTACCCGCCGCCAGCTTCGACCAAGTGTTAGTAGCCGAACCGTAAAGCAAGTCGCCAGTCGCTACCGTCGCCGTCCCGGTGCCCCCAGAAGTCGCAGGAACGGTGTTCAGCGAAATAACCGTGCCAGATACGTTGATCGGCGCAGTGCCTGTGTAAACCTTTGACGAACTAAACTCAGCGAATGTGATCGCGGTCGTGCCAAAGGTTATGACCCCAACCGTGGTGACAACGTAAGAAGTGCCAGCGTTGACCGTTCCGTACTGCGTGAAGAAGTAATCGTTGAGGCTGATCGTGTTAAGCCCAACCCCGTAAACGTCTGCGTCAGTCGCACGGGTCAGAACTGTGCCGCCAGTTGCCCATGTGTAAATACCGTTGTGGGCTTGGTTAGCCTCGTCTTTGACAAGAATCCGGTTGGTGTTTAGTAACGTGTAACCATCCAGAACCGTCAAGGGCACGGACAAGGTGAGCGTAGCGCCAACGCCAACACCAGCGCCTCCGGGTTGGTTGTAAGTGACCGTGCCGCCAGTGGTCGCCGCAAGAGTCGTTGTAGTCCCCGCCTGCACTGGCTGGTGATAAATCAGACCGGTCGAAACCAACCCATCCACATACTGTTTAGTGGCCAATTCCAACGCAGTCGTTGGATCCGCTGTTACAGCAACAGATGCCAGCCCTGCCAACGCCGACGCTGTAGCGCCGAGCGAGACCGAAGTCGACCCAAGCGTTACCGAAGAATTTGTCAGGCTTCCGTTGCCAATATTCGACAACGTATTAGTCGAACCACTGATCGACGTCCCGGCCAGCGTGGTGATCGTCCCGCCGAGGCTGACCGCCGTGCTGCCAATCGTAATTGTTGAATTGGTCAGGCTGCCATTCGCAATATTCGTTAGAGTATTTGTTGAACCATTGATCGAAGTGCCAGTAAACGTGGTGATCGTGCCACCAAGCGACACTGAGGTCGAACCAATTGTGATCGCGCTATTCGTAAGACCCGCGTTTGGAATCGTAGCCACGGCAGTGAACGCACTCGTGCCGTTCCCGACCAAATAACCGGTAAGCGAATTTGCCCCGGTGCCGCCGTTTGCTGGAATTAACGTGCCACTGAGAACAATGGCTCCGGCCTGCGCAGAACTGGGCAGGAGGCCCGTTGTGCCCCCGCTGAAGGTGGTTACCCCACCAGCCGTTGTAAACGTCCGCCAAGCGCCTGCAGAGTACCCATCAAAGGTCTGGGTAGTAGTGTTAAACCGAAGTTCACCTTGTGACCCGGATGGCTGCTGACCAGACGTCCCCTGAGGCAGCGTAACCGAACCGGTGCCCGGAAGCACGGGGTTGTCTGCAATTGCAACAGTGGGTGAACCTGCAATCCCGTTGCCATTAGTTACGCCGATCTGATTTGAAGTCCCTGCAATTTGCGTCGAAGAAACCGTCCCTGCGGTTGTCAAAGTCACCAGACCGTTGACGCTCACATTGGCAAAGTTCAAAACCTGCCCAGACAACGAAACCGTTGGATTGCCAGATATCCCATCCCCGTTGGCCACAGACAAGCCTGCAGTACCCGCGGCAATTGTGCGCCCGGCCAGCGTTGTGCTGTCTGTTTTAACTTGCAGCCCAGTGCCAGAACTAACCAGCGACAACAGAGCGCCGGTGGTCGTAATGTTCAAAACACCCTGCGGACTGCTCGCTGATAACGTCAGGCCGTTGGTCGCTCCAAGATACCGGCTGTTTGCAAGCGTTGGCTCTTGATTAACCGTGATGAACGTCTGCGTTTGACTAGGTGAAGCTGCAATAGCACCGGTCGTTGTCCGTACCGTCTGACCATTCTGAACAATAGGAACCGACTCGGTCCCAGTAATGGCACCGGCGGCTGGCAGTTGGGTAATAGTGACTTGTGCTGACATTACTCTTGGCTCGGTGGGCTGGGCGCAATCGTGTCTTCATTCCCGGTGAGAGTAGGCGTCTGCGTGTTGCCTTCCGTCGAGATCTGAAACTGATTGCTACCCTCAGTCAACAAATAATCGTCATTCGCAGCCACGCTCACGTCAGGACGCGGGAACCTAATTGTAATCCGCTCCGTCTTCCGCGCAGGCAAACGATAAGGGTCAAATTCATCCGCGCACCCGGTATCGCAAACCTGCAAACCCGGAAAGTTTGGATCCGGCCTTAACACCGCGTGCGGGTACTTCATCTTGCATCTATCGCATACTGCGATTGCAATATCAGAGTAACCACGAGTGTCGATGAAACGTGGCATTACCGGGTGCGCCCCTGAGCAGCCAGCGTTGCCTTGCGTGAGGACACGCGCTTGGCAATTTGTTCTGGAGTTTGCTTGCGACCCTTGGCCTTCTTGCCGCCGGCAACACAATCTTGACGAGACAATGTGGTTCCCTGCTTTCCCACCATCCATGGCGTAGGGCGAGAAACGCCTTTCAATGGGCTGACGTAGTCAGGGCCACGGGATTTGCTCATAGGAGGCTTGCTGCCGCCAACCGCAAGGTTCCACCCAACATTCTCTAAAGACCGAATTTTGGACTCAAGGTCATAGCAGTAGTCTTCTGGGGCAATGACCAAAACTTCCTTCACAAGGTTGTCCCAGCCGTGTTTTGCGATTGCGTTGGAAAACTTTGGATTGTCGTGCCGGTTGTTTTTTTGAGACCAGAAATGTCCGTACTTCCAGCGTTTGCTGGCGTCACGGGCTACACCAACGTACCCCTCTGTCATAAAATCAGAGTGATGTGCGGCCCGAATCCAGTAAACAGAACAAGCGGTCATCGCGTGTATACCCCAATCGCAGGAGCAAAGTAGATCGGCGACTTGTCGCGCTCTTCCGCCTCGGCTTGACCCAAATATTTCTCGGCCTGCGCCTCAAGGTACTGCACTCGGTCCAACGGCACCCCGGGCAACTCTAGGCTCATGCGGTGAGCCAGCATCATAACCGTTGCTTCGTACCAGCGCTGTGGCACTTCCAACTCATTCGTCAGCGCACCAACGTCGTCAATCTGACGCGAGTACCAAACCGTCATCTGAATGAACGGATCGCTCGGAACCGGCCACAAGTAGATCTTGGACTGCGGAATTGTCCGATTGAACCAATACTGAAACGGCTGATTGGCCGTAAAGTTCTTGTTCGGCAGATTAGTGTAGTCGTCCCGGTTCAACCGGGCCATTGTGATCTCGGTTGAGTTATTCCCAAAGAACAACTCACGCAGGCTCAATGTCCCAGAGATGGCCCGGATGCGGTAGTAGGGTACGGTGTATCCGGGGTCGATGTCATACCAAAGCCACTCGTTATTAACCCAAACGGTCGATCCCGGAGCGGCAATGGTTGTCCATGTGCTTCCGTCAGAGGAGCACTCAAATACCACATTGAACGTGCCAGAAACGCCCGGCAGGA